GATTTTGTCCCGGCTGCCAAATTGGCCAGAAGAGAGGGAGTGGATTTTGTCCTTGACCCTATGCATGCCAATGTGGAACCGCAGTTGTTTGAGCATATAGACGGGATGCAAAGTGTCAATCCATCAATTCATAAGAAAAAGACCCCTGCTGCGAAAAAATAGACTTGAGATTTTTTCTCCATGAAGATTATAAGGCGTTTCCTGTTGGATGCGCCTTTTTTATGTAAACCGTGTTAAGATGAAAGTGTGAACCCTTTGAAAATCCGTAACTTTAGATATTGAATTATCAGTATGCCAAGAGGACGAAACAAGGAGCTCATCAAGGCGAGGAATGAGAAAATCGCCCAGCGGTGGTATTATTGGACCGAGAAGCAGCGGCTACGGTTCGATGATGCCATGAAAATCTTGTCGCAGCAGGAGTTCTTTCTTTCGGAGGACAGAATCATGTGTATTCTTCGCTCGTACATAAAAGAGCATCCGGAGACGGAGATGACCACCCACACCAAAATCAAAGCGCCTAAACTGACCGCTGAGCAGCTGTCGCTATTCCAGGAATAGTTCCTCGGTTATATTCACGTTGAAAGTGGACTCATAGACTTTGACACGTCCTGCCAGAGGGTAAGCCCTTGCCTGTGTCCTTTGCATCGCCGAGACATCATCCCCGAAGCAATAGCCATGGAGGGCGCAGACGACCTTCTTGTTTATGGCCAGTCTATGTCTCATTTGTTCAAAGGTATTGTTGTTCTCGATGGATGAGTAATGCGAATCCTCGTCGCACTGAAACGCCACCTTGATTGTGACGGTCACGATTCCTCTCTGTATGTCTGGAAACTTCTCAACCTTATAGTCCGTTGTGGACGCATCGATAAGGCAGCATGGGAAAAGTATCGGATAGGCATACCTGTCATCATATTGCACAGGATATAGTTGACCAGTATCCTCATCGATGTGTTCCAGTTCCGGAACAATCTCGCGGAGCCTTTCCGCGATTCTTAAATAAAGTGATTCCATTTTATGAATTTATAATGCGTAAAACTTCTTTCTCGACATAAGCGGATATCTTGGCATCAAGTTCGGCGCTCTGCCCCATGAACTGCCTCTGGGGGATGTTGATGGTCAATGTCTCTTTCTTTGTCAATGCCAGTCTTTTCCACTTTTCGGCCTCTCCGGAGTCCGGCTGGTTGCCAGCTGATTGCGATGTCCTGTTCTGTGTGCCTTTCCGTGGCTTCTGTGCGCCTTTTTGCCTACCTTTAAGCTCATAATACTTCGCCCATGCGAAACGCCGCATTTTGGGCGTTATTTTGGGATGGACGGTCCCACCCTCGTTGTGGATAGCGGCATAGACCACATCATTAAATATGGTGACCTTAGCTATTCCAGGAGTGTAGTTTATCGAGCTGAACAGGTGGTTCCGTGAGGACATCAGTGTCTTGTATTGGGAATCCGCCCCGGATTCTCCTGAAGAAAGGCGTTTCGCCGGTGGCCACGGATGCAGACCACCATTGACGAATCCTCCTTGGCGGAAGTTGTCCTGGAAGTGCTGCTTGGCATACTTGCCGGCAACGACCGGGAGTTTCCTCGATATGAGCTGTTCAATCTCCTTTTTCATTCGCTGTATGTCCGATTCAAGTTTGTCTGCCATTTGAAAACCTTTTGAAAAACATTTGAATTCTAAATAATAAGCGCTATATTTGCGCTAGCCAGTAATGGTTAGCGTGTGCTACGGCACGTCGTATCGCGGAGGGACTAGTTCCCTCCGTTGTTTTTATGAAATATGCCATCCTTATAGAATAATCGAATTTTCCCTTTCTCGTATATCCATACCTCATCAATTCGTGTGTTGATGTTCAACCGTGCCATTATCATTTTTCTGATGTATCTGTCTGAACATCCACGGGTATTGTCTATTATTAAGTTTGGAGCTTGCTTAAATCCATGGGAAAGCATGTGCTTGACTTTCTCTTTGTGCCAAGGTCGAACAAAACTTTCAAACTCATATAACATTCCGTCAATTGACAGGTCAGGACATTTCCTTTCATAAGGAGTTCCTATTAATGCCCCGTATATGTCTTTATATTCTTGAGATTTGAAATGAACGGATGGTGTCAATTTGACCGAGTGTCCCTTCCTTGCGAATTCTGTTCCCAAGGTCTTCAGCTTCTTGTAGTCTGATTTCTTCTTGTCGATGTCCGGATGGATGTAAAGCAGACCTCCGTTTCTAAATTGCTTCTCCAACTTGAATCCGTCAGAAGTCAGACGTGTTATGCACGCCTTGATATACGGGCAGTTGTAGCAGTCTTTCTTACGGTCATAGAACACGGCCGCAAGACGGTTCTTTATGCTTGCATTGTAGAATCCGCAATGCTCACAGTCGGACGGGAAATACGGGTGATCATCCGAGAACACCTGCCCGGTCTTCGCCGGATTGCCTCCGAGTCCTGGGGACGGCTCCGCGATACCTTCCCCACCGAGTCCGGTGTTGTCAGTCACGGGGCTGTCAGTGGATTGCCAACCGCATTGGCATCCCCATTCATCCCCCGGCTTGTGCTCATCCCAGAAAGGGTCGCCTACCGGCCAGATATGGTGATAGAACGGCATATGGGACTCGCGGGGATTGACAGCCGTACTTGGCAGCCATTCGATATTCGGGAACATATCCGCCTCGTCTATGAACTGTCTCATTTCCGATGCCCTGTGTGCACGCTTTATGGCCGTGTCATATTCTGTCCGGAGCCACGCATTGACATGGTGGTTTACAAGCCCCTCTGTGTCCTGTTTGAACTGCCGGAATGGTTTGATGTTCCCGCTCTCATCCAGAAGCTTTGATGCCATGTCACGGCCCATCCGATGAGCCTTGAACGCAGCGAAGACCTCAGTGTTTGTCAGCAGCTCTTTCTTGAATCCGCTGCCGTTCCCGGACTTGTCATCATACGCGATGTCAATGCCGTTGGCCAGAATTCGGTTGACTTCGGAGAAGAGTCCTTTGTCAATCTGTGTCCTGGTGTCCAACTGACGGCTTTGGATGTTCTTCAGAGCATTCTCAATGATGCTGGAATCGAATGTGAACGGAACGGATGTCTTGTGGTCATCCATCGCGTCCTGATACAGGGCATCGACTACCAGTCTAAATCCGCCCCGCTGCCCTGCAGGGCCTTGACGAAAAAACCGACCATCCGGTTGAAGGCGTTACCTTTCTTCTTGCCTTTGCCATCAGGGTCCTTTTTCGGGTCTTGCTTTGGCTCCGGCTGGCCATTGCCGTCCTTGCCATCCTTGCCATCATCATCCGGGGCCGGATTGTTATCCTTTTTGCCATCCTGTGCTGATGGTGAAACCGGAACCGAATGGGCGCTTTTCAGTTCCTCCTTCATGGCTTCGTAATCCTTTGGCTTCGGTATTCCGAATTCCTCATAGAGATAGTCGTCATCGATAGGAAGCATCATGTCATTCTTCAGTGTCTTGAGGACATTGACCTTCTCCTGACTGTTCTTGCTCTTCGGAGGGACGAAGAAGAATTCACCGCCCTCGGTGTTGATGCCGAGGCGTGCGAAGGTGTCTGTCATCTCATAGTTGAGAATATTCAGGATGCTCTGCTTGATGAAGAAGTTGATATCCTCCTCACCCTCCTTCTGGACGGTTCCGAGAGCTTGCGTGCCTTTGTCCCCGGCTTCGGTGGTGAGGGTGTTGCCGGTGACGGCCTTGCTTATCTCGTTGTTGCAATAGGTTCCGAGTTTTTCATAAAGGTCGCCACCTCCTGAGACATTCTGTGCCTGTATGAGATTGAGCTGCGTGTTGTCTGGATGCACAAGAACTCCAGCCCCACCCATTTCCGCAAGGTCGTTCACAAGCTTCTTTCGTGCTTCCTCATCCCATGCGTTATAGGTGCCTTCCCGGATCGGCCGTCCGAAGATTTCCGCGAAATCCGCCCAATCCCCGACATTGTTCCTTTTAAGGATAACCCAGAATGCGGCGACGGCAAGGTTTCCTATCTGCCGTGGCTTGCCGATGTAAAGAAGATCGTCGAAGTCATCCCAACTCTCTCCGGATATGTCGCCCTGATGGTGAAGGATCACCCTGTTGATGGCATCGAAGTTTTTGCGAGGAATGAGCGTGTAGTTAATCCATCCACGCTCGTCCCGGTAGAACTGGAAGAGGGTTCCTCCGACTCCTTCCCATTCGTGGTCGTACAGGTCTCCGAGAAACTGGAGGAACCATGGGGACTTGATGTGCTGCTGCATTGCCTCATCCAGTTTGCCGTCCCTCATGAATTGGATAGGTGTCGAGAGAACTGCGGCCTTCTGTTTCCTCAATACGGAGAACAGGTGGCTGTCAAGCTTCACGTCCTCATACAGGTCACAAAGCTTTTCCTTGCGAGGGTAGTCAATGACTTCCGCAGAGCGTATCGCGCTCATATAGACACCTACGTCAAGCCCTCCACGTCTTGTCTGCTGAAGGATGATGGTAGGTGCCTGGACATTGCCGACATGTCCGCCGGTGGTTATTCGTCTTTTCTTATTCTTTGCCATATCAGAAATGATTTATTCTTTTCCTGTCGCTTCTCATCTGAAACTCGGACGAGTCAGCGTTGTCGTCTTCCGGAATCCTGTCAAGCCCCTCGATGGTGATGTCACCTGACTTGACACCCTTAAGCCATTCCACGGCCCTTTCGTACCTGTCAATGCGAGTCTGTGTCATAAGACCTTCCCTGATTGAACACAGGTGATATATCGCTATGTCCTTTGCGAACATCAGCAGGAGATTGTGGCGCTCATCACCGGTCGCGCTGAATGCCTTGTCGCAGTCATATCTGTTCGACAGGTAGCCTTTCATCTCGGCTATCGCCTGATTCTCCACGATCTCAAGGATGTTCTCATCCTCTCTGGTGACGCGCTCGATGAACTCGGTGCGTATCGATGACGGGTAGTCCTCTTTTGTTATGAAGTTGGTGTTGTTCATGTCATTGTCTGTTTTTGCTCCTGTGTGCAAGAGCCTTGTATGAGATGTATGAAGACGGCTGAAGTTCCGCCGTCTTCTGGTCTATTATCCAGTTGCCGCCTTCCACGCAGTCAATTCCGTCGGCGTGGAAGTTCATGGCCATCGTGAAGTATTTGAACTCATCATCGAGCAGTTTCATATTCGGATCGTCTTTCTCAGCGATGTTGAGTACAAGAAGTCCCTCACGGTTCATCGGCTCAAGATGCGCCTCGATTCTGGTTGCCTTGTCGCCTTTGTTCCTTGCATCTGGCGTTACAGAAAGATTTATCCCTGTCCTGCGGCGTTCTTGTGCGATAGCTGGCTTGAATACCTGTTGGAACACTGGATCCTGCAGGGAGTTGTTTTCCTGATAGAGATATACGGCCTTGCCGGACTTCACCCTCGCCAAGGTGTGCAGAGTGAAGTAATGGCTGATGAATTCCGCCGTCGTCATCTTGCCGAGGAACCCTTTGATGACATAAAGGGTGGAGTCAAGTTTGCCAAGCAGGAACATCGCCTTCTGGGAACCTTTCTTGTTTTTGGCTGTTCCTTTGGCCTCGCTTGTCGTAGGGTCGGCGTATATGACCAGGAACGGGAACCGGCTTAAAGCCGGAACCTTTCCCCATTTTGTGTTTGGGAATATCTTGCCTTCTGTCAGAGGGTTGTTGAAATACTCTCCCTGCTGGGCCTTGGTGCTTATCTTGGAAAGGACGGTGTCGATCATCTCCTCCGTGTTCTTCTCCGGCCATGTACTTTTCCCGTTCTCATCTCGTATGTTCACGATGTCCCAGTTGTTGGCTTTATTGCCGGCGCGGACGATGCAGCAGTCCTCGGCTATGATGTTTCCTGCCCAGATTACGAGTGTGGGGGTGGAGATTGAACGTGTGGGATATACGGCCTTCTCCCACCAGTCCCAGTTCTTGTCAAGCACGTCTATGTTACGGCATACCTCATCGGTGTCGAAGTCATCCTGATACAGGACATCCGGACGTATGCTTTCGTTGCGGAGTCCTCGTGGGGCGTTGCCGGCGCCAATGCCGAGGAACATCGCCCCGCCCTTTGTCTTGAAGCACTTTTCCTCCCAGTCGCCGAGTGTTCGCTGCTCGCCATAGTATTGTGTGATTCGCCTGTTGGACTCGAAGTTCGCTCGGTATGGTGCGAGAAGCCGCTTGGCTGCGTCCTCCGTGGCGGAACTGAGCAGGATCATCTTTCGTTTCCCTGTAAGTACAAGATACATTATCGTCATCATTATGACGGTACTCTTGGCGAGTTCGCGTGACCAGGAAAGCACCTCGTACCATTCAGGATTGTTTATGAGCCTGTTGATTGCCCGTATGTGGAATTTGGCGAACGGTGCTTTGGCGTAGTTCGGGAAGAAAAACCTCATCCATTCAGTAGGATGACTTTCCAGATACATGCGGTGCCTCTCAATCTCCGCTTCGGACATTGATTCATCGATCGGGGTCTCCTCGTACACCGACCGCTTGAGCGCTTCCCAAAATTTGAGTGCGTCTTTGTCAATCTGTTTCATTGTCAGAGAAGTGATTTGATGAATTTGTCAAAGACCCCGGCGAATGTCTTGGTCAGTTCCGCATCCACTGGGCGGAGCCATGTTATGAATCTGTTGGCTACACTGACGCAGTCATGGATTCCGATGTCGTTTTCAAGTTTGTTGATGGCATCTGTAAGCTTGCAGATGATGTCCGCCTCCTTGGCGTTGGCATAGCGTGGTCCGTCCTCAGCCTTCCTTTCGCTGATTGTCTTGTTGATTTCTGAAAGCTGTCGTTGGAGACTCTTTATCTGTTCCTCACGTGTCATCGTCATCGAGACTTTCAGCTCATCCCATTTGTCCGCTTTTGCCCACCGTATGATTGTCTGACGGGACACACCGGCCGCATCCGCAATCTCCTGCTGTGTCCTGTTCTCGTATATGTACATTGACTTCGCCCATTGGCGAGTGTTGTCTGACTTGCTGTTGGCCATATCCATGTTGTTTATCGCACACAAAATTGACCTAATAAAGGAAGTGGCGCAAATTCCAGTTTTATGATGCACGATAAAAATGGTATGATGCAACTTTCTGACGGTATGATAAATCCGAAATTTTCAAGGGTCGAAATAAGCATCCAATTTTGCGAGAAATAGCACTCGACAGAATGAAAAATGTATTTGATATAATAGCGAATCCGGACACGGAGGGATGCACCATCCTTTTGTATGGTGAGATCGGCGATTATGCCGATGTCCGTGCGGAGGATGTCATCTCGCAGATCATAGCGGCAGAAAAGACCTATCAGCGGATAGACATACGTATCAACTCCATCGGAGGGCAGGTCGGCACAGGCATCGCGATATTCAACGCCTTGAAAGACTCGAAGGCGGAAATCACCATCTATATTGATTGTCTGGCAGCTTCAACGGCATCAATCATCGCTGCCTGTGGAAGAAAAGTCAAGATGAGCAGGTATGCGAGAATCCTCATCCACAAGCCTACAGGCGGAGTATGGGGCAACGCTGATGAGATCAAGACCTACCAAGAGCAGCTGATAGAAATAGAGAATATAATCTGTGACATCTATTCCAAGAGGACAAAGATGTCCATTGATGAAATCCGCTCGACATATATGGACGGCAAGGATCATTGGCTTTCGGCTGATGACGCCGTTCGTCTCGGCTTTGCCGATGAGGTGTATGATGATCTGGCGATAAATGCGGAGGACATAGCCGGATTGCCATTGGAGCAAAGATGTGGCAAGTTTACGGACCTCTATGTGGGAACCTTTAATAATCAACATAAATCCAAAAGCAAAATGTTTGACAAGATCAAGAAGTTGCAGCCGTTCAGCGATTGCGCTGATGAGGCTGCCATCATGGCCAGACTGAGTGAGATCACCAGGAAGGCCGAGGCCCATGATTCCCTCAAGGCGGAGAACGATGCTTTGAAGGCAAAGGTGGCCGATTTCGAAAGCAAGGAGAAAGCGGCACAGGACGCTGCAATCAATGCTGAAGTTGATGCTGCCGTCAAGGATGGACGCATTGATGAGACCCAGAGGGAGAAGTATGTGAAGCTGCTCCATTCCTCCGAGGCGGAGTCCGCCCGTGCAATTCTTCAGTCGCAGAAGAAAAAGAGGCTGGTAAAGGATATTCTTGAAGACGGCACTGTTGTCGAGAATGGCAGCTGGGCGAAGCGTCAGGAGGAAATCCGAAACAAGTACAACGGAAAGAACTAAAATTATCAAGTTATGGCAATCGTAGTAAAAAACACGAACTACAATGGTGAGGTTCTGGAGAGGATCCTTACCGTGGCGGCTACCGGCAATGAGATTGTCGGGAAGGGATTGATCCATGTCATCCCAGGTGTCGAGAAGAAAGTATCCATTCCTCGTCTTCATACAGGCAAGATGCTTCAGAAGCGTAAGGAGGATCCGAAAGTTGAAGACTCGAAAGGCAATTTCAATTACAGCGAAAAAGTCCTTGAGCCGCATGACTTCATGGCTTTCACAACCTTCAATCCACGCGCTTTCGAGAGTATCTGGCGCAAGTGGCAGCCTAAGGGAAACCTTGTGTTCTCCGAGCTTCCGGCGGAGGCCCAGAACGCACTTCTGGATGCCCTGTCAAAGCAGGTCCAGTTCGAGTTGGGCGACCATTATGTCAATGGTGAATATGGCGAGGGCGATGACAAGCTCTTTGACGGTATCCTTACCAAGGCAGCCAAGGACAGTGACTGTATTATCGTCACAAGTGACGCGACCAAGATGACAGACCGTCTGAAGGCTGTCCGCAAGTCCATTCCGGTGTCCATCCGCAATAACCCTTCCCTCAGAATCCTTATGAGCGTGAACGACTTCGACACGTATGACGATGAGCTTACTGCGCGTGAGGGAAAGAATACGGATGAGACAAAGGTCAACCGCAAGGCATACAAGGACATCAAGATCGAGACTCTGGCAGCATGGCCTGACGGCCTTATCGTGGCGACACTCTGCTCTCCAGACGCGATGACGACGAACCTTTATGCGGCGGTCAACCTTCAGGACGACGAATCAGTCATCCAGATCGACAAGGTCTCCAACATGTCTGAGCTCTACTTCTTCAAGATGCTCATGAAGGCTGACACCAACATCGCCTTCGGCGAGGAGTTCGTTGTCCTTGACAGCAGAAATGTGCCTGTGTTCAAGAAGACAGAGACCCAGAATGCTGCGGAGGGCGGCCAGGATACAGGAGACGGGACAGTATAATGCCCTGCTGTGGCAAGCGATAGATTTGACTGGACTTTGATATGGATTTCGAGATACTGAAGGATTTGCTCATGTTTTTGCTCCCTGGTGGCGCGATCGGGTCTGTCGTGACCTGGTTCGCCACCAGAAAGGAGCGTAAAGTTGATGTCCTGTCCAAGCTTCAGGAATCCATCGACCTCCTGACGAAGAAATACACGGAGGCCCTGGATGAAAATGTTCAGCTTAAGGCGGACAACGCCAAGTTGCTTGCGAACCAAAAGACACTCGAATTGAAGATTGACCACCTTACGGAAAAGGTGAGCCAGTTGACTCAACAATTAAACAGACAAGAGAATGAGAAATCACATCAGGGGGCTTACAGCCCTCCTCGTGGTCAGCGCGCTTCTGCCCGTGGCGTGCGGCACGCAAAAAAAAGCGGCAACGTACAGACAGGAGGACTCCAGTCTTCAGGAGGCTCTTCAAGTCCAAACGGAACAGGTCGCGAAGGCAGTAACGGACAGCGTTCAGTACAGGTTCCAGAGCCTGCAGCAGGAGATGACGGAATTGAGGGCGACATTCATCGAGCAGATTCCGATGAGTCAGGTGCAGGAGACGATACCGATGCAGAGCCTCCTTGACCTTCCAGAAGGCGCAAAGTATGGAACGGCCTACGGTCGTGCTTCGGTTGAAGCCTTGCGCCATGGAGACAACATTGTGTTGACAGGAAGATGCGACAGCGTCGCCCGACAATGTACAAAGTATGAGAAACAGACATTTAGGCAGAAAAGCACCATTGATTCACTGAAAGCTGTCATTGACAAACTACATTCAAGGCTCTCTCAAATGGCGCTCGAATCGGAATCAAACGTCAACAGGTCAGTACTTGAAACCCAACCGAAAGTCCCTCAGAGGAGAAGCGGCAAGTGGTTCCTCGCGGGAGTTGTTATAGGCACTGCCGGAGGTGTGGCCGCCCAATGGCTGTGGAAGCGTTTCAGCCTCGGTACAATCATAAAAGGTTTATTCACAAAAATATTATAGCGATGGAAAAAGGATATGTACATGGAAGCAAGATGATTGTGTTCCTCGGGACCAAAGCCCTTGGGCATTGCACATCCTGCGAGATTCAGGACCAGGCGGAGACGAAGTCCCGTTCTTTGAAAGTCCTGCCGGATTACAACGATACTGAACAGACAGACGAGGACCTTAAGGCAGGAGCCGGTGAGGATACCTCGACGGACGGACTCTGGGATGAGAAGTCCGTGTCCAAACGTTCGGTGTCAATCTCTACCGACTGCCTCGTCTGCAAGGATGAGAAGGGAGCCACCTATGACGAGCTTCTTGAAGCGATGGACAGCGGCGAGCCTGTCAAGCTGAAATATGCCTATGCCGGAGAGGAAGCCAAGAAATACCGTGTCGGCTTGTTTGTCATCACCTCACTCCAGAGGAATGATCCTGCCGATGACGACTCGACTTATTCCGCGTCTTTCGAGAACACAGGAAGAGTCAGGACAAAGACTGTCACTAACGTATAGTCATCATAAATTCTGCCATCCGGGGATATTTCCCCGGACGGCTTTTAATCCAATCAAACATAAGTCATAATGAGCAAACCAAAGAATACGAGCAACGGGAATCTCGAAATCGAGGTGAACGGGAAGAGATATCCATATCGTGAGACAATGGGAGCCATGCTCTCGTTCAAGGAGGAGACCGGCCTTGACGCGCCTGTGGACACCGAGGATTCCGTCAAGTATATGTATCACGTGGTGAAGTCCAATTGCCGCAGGAACGGTGAGGAGTTCAAACTTTCATTCCAGGAATTCGCGGACGCGCTTGACGGTGAGGAGTTCATCCGCGTCACCGCAGCCCTTGCCGAAAGGGCAAATGGAAATAAGGATGGAGACGCTGAAAAAAACGCATAAAGCCCACTCCAATAGAAATTGTCCTCGGAGTCGCGGTCGGGAGGATGGGCCTATCCGTAAAGGAGTTCTCCGGACTGACTCCAACCGAGTTCAGTGCCATTTATAAAGAATGGCAGTCGAAGCAGGAGGATAATGAGCGTGGGAGATGGGAGCGCTGCCGTTGGATTTGTTACTATGCCTTGAAGCCTTATGCCAAGAAGGGCCTGAAGCCTGAAGATGTCCTGAAATTCGGTTGGGATGGAACCATGAAGTCAGAAATGGCAAAGACAAAGATGACAAAGGAGGAGCTGGAAGCGGACAAAAGGGAATTCGAGAAATTGATAGAGCTTTGGAAAGATGAATAAAAAGGTCACATACGAGATTGATTTCACTGGTCGTGATTCCGCATCCGGGGTCGCGTCGAAGATCGTCTCCGCAGTGGCCTCCGGGCAGAAGGCGGCTTCGGCGGCTATCCAAAGGGTTAATTCGGAATTGCAGGCCCAGGCGAACATCGCCTCATCGATGGCGTCCAGGAACAAGGCTGTCCTTGATTCCGTCGCGAATGGCGCCGGCGGTGTCGCGGCAGGCATAAGAGCCGTGGCTAATGACGCCGCGGCATCTATTGAAAGGCTGTCCTCGCAATCATCCAACCTGTCTGAACTTCGTGCCGAATATGACCGGCTGAAACAGGCCAAGACAGAGGCGTACCTGTCCGGAGATGACAGAAAGGCATTCGACATCGATGGTCAGCTCCGGCAGATTGGCTTCCAGATCAACAAGATCAAGTCGGTAAATGCCGAGATTGAGGCTCAGAAGAAAGCTGCCGAGTCTTTGTCTTCAACCTATACCCAGACATACAACCAAGTAAAGCAGTCGCTTACGGAAGGGGCAGAGGATGTCTCTGACTATATCCAACTGATAGAGAGCCAGAAGAAGGTGGTCGCTGACCTCACCTCGAAATATCAGCAGCTGAAAGCGGCCAAGGCTCCCACGTCCCAGACATCCGCATTGCTCAATGAACTCAACCAGGAAAAGGGGGCGCTTGCCGGCATGCGTGATGCGGTTGCCGGTTACAAGCAGTCCAATACTGGCATAAGAACCCAGATTATGGCCATCCGTGAGGAGATGGCCAGGCTCCGCCTTGAGGGAAAGCAGAATACCGCCGAATACGAGGAGCGCCGTCAGGAGATGGAGCGTCTCGGAACGGCGTACAGGGAACTCCGCACCGAGCAGACCGCTCTCTCAACCGGTGCCACGCAGATAGGTGGTGTCATCAATGGCGTGCAAGGATTGATGGGAGCATATTCAGCAGGTTCCGGCATCGTGTCTATGTTCGTCAAGGACAACGAGAGACTGATGGCGGTACAGACGAAGATGCAGTCTGTGATGGCGGTGATGATGGGCGTGCAGCAGATGTCCAACACCCTGCATGCCACAAGCTCATTCAGAATTGTGACCTGCAGAAAGGTGACTGAATTGTGGACGGCGGCACAGAACCGCCTGACGGTAGCTTTTCGCCTCTCTGCCACCGCCTCGAAGGCGCTGCTTGCGTCAATGACGCTTGGCGCGTCTCTGATAGTAACAGGGGTGATAACGGCGATCAGCAAGTTGGTGTCCAAGTACCAGGAGAAATCCGAAGCCCAGAAGCAGGCCAAGAAAGAAGAAGAGGATGCGCAGAAGTCCATCCAATCATCCGTGGCTGGTAGCATAGCATCACAGCTTGTGTCCTACCGAAAATTGCAGAAGGCTTGGAAGGAACTCTCCGGGGACATCGCCAGACGTCAGAAATTCGTGAAGGACAACGCCAATGAATTCAGAAACCTTGGCGTAAGGATCAATTCGGTAAAGGATGCCGAGAATGTTCTGGTCAATAATGAATCGACATTTGTAGAGTCCCTTAAACGAAGAGCCATGGCAGCCGCCGCAATGGAACTCGCGTCGAAGAAGTACCAGTCGGCAATAGAGAAGATGCTTCAGGCGGAGAATGCGAAAAAGGTCACGGATGACGACCGGAAGAGCGCCCGTAATTATGCGGAGGGCGTATACCAAGGCAAAATGGCCTCAGCGAACGGTGTCCTCGGTCGCGGTCAGGTAAGCGGGCAGAGAAAGCAAATAGTCGGGGACGCCTATAAAAGCAATGTGGCCACCTATGGCGAGGCCAGGGCTAAAGTATACAGTGACGCGGCCAAAAAGGAGATGTCAGAGGGTGACCGTTATTTCTCCATCGTGAACAAATACAACGACGAGGCGGACAAACTTCTTAAAGGGCGTGGAATATCACCAGCCACATCTGGTGTCACGACCGGCAAGGCAGGCAGCATAGATGCCATCGAGAAAAAGATACAGGCTCTTACGGCTCTGATGAAGACTGCCGGCGCATCTGAACGGGCCGAACTTCAGAAGGACATAAACGCATGGCAGAAGAAACTCGATGCTGTTAATCTTGAGATGGAGGCGTTGAGTGTGCCTTCAGACCCGAAGACAATCCAGGAACTGGACACAGCCATAACATACTATGGCAAACTGCTGAAAATTGCCGGTGATGAGGAGCGTGCGGAGATACAGAAGACGATCAACGGATATTCCAAGAAGAGAAAGGCTATTGAAGACAGTCTGAAAGCAATCTCTGCCCCGACATCTCCAAAGACATTCGAGGAGTATTCAACGGTCATATCAGTGCTTGAAGACCAGTTGAACAGAGCCTCGCAATCAGAACAGGCAGGGATTCAGGCCACGAGAAACGCGTACGAGCGTGAGAAGGACGAATTGAAAGCCCGTGTGGCGCTTGCCTCCACCCCTGCCGTGATGAACAGTCTTGCGGACTATGAACAGGCGATATCCGCCTGCGAGTCTGTCCTGCAGTATGCGAATGATGAGGAAAGGGCGAACATCCAGAGGACGATAAATGATTACAGGCGCAAGAAAGATGCTATCGAATCCTCCCTTGAAGCCCTTGATGTTCCTGCCGACCCTAAGAACCTGGAGGATATCGACAAGGTTCTTTCTGCCCTTCAGACAAGACTTCAGAAAGCCGGGGAAGCGGAACGCGGTGAGATTCAAAGGCAGATAGTTCAATGGAAAGCCAAGAAGGATGCCATAGAGGAATCAGTCCAGCTTGTAGGAATGGAAGACCTTTCAAAAATGGTTCGGAACGGGCTTGGCGTAGGCGGTGACCTTGAAATCAGCCTCCGTGCCAGAATAACCGGTGTCGAGGTGGCCAAATCGAAAATCGAGGAACTCCAGAAGATGGCTGCTGTGGCCCAGACAAAGGAAGAACGGGCATCGATAAAGAAGGCAATCAACCAATGGTCTCAGTATGCAACAAGTCTTGACGCGACACGGGCGCAGGGGGAAAAGACCACGGGCATGCTTGAGAATATGTCATCGATAGCGAACAGCCTGTCTGGGGTAGTCGGCGAGAATGCCGCAGGTTGGCTCTCATGGGGATCGAATGTCCTCTCAGCCGTGGCCGCCGCACTTCCGGCGATTGCGTCTGTCATCGGTGGAAATATAGCGCAGGCATTTGCAGGAGCGGCGGCCCAGTCGCAGAGTGTGCCGTTCCCATACAACCTCATATCGTTGGCGGCCAGTATGGCAGCGGTCGGGGCGGCTGTGGCCTCTATCCCGAAATATGCTGACGGCGGCCTTGCCTATGGACCTACCATAGGTATGTTCGGTGAGTATTCCGGGGCGAGTCATAACCCGGAGGTGGTCGCCCCTCTTGACCGACTCAAATCCATTATCGGGTTTGAAGACGGCGGCAAGAAAAAAGTGGAGTTCAAAATCAAAGGCCGGAATCTGGTCGGCATAGAAAGAAGAGAGAACAACAGGAGAAGAAGATCATAGCATGGGAATGATGGTAAGATATACGGGAGCCTTCTATTCAAGGAAGGGCGTTGTCTGGAGGTGCAGAATCCTCCAGGAGTCCGACGTGGCATTTCCCGTCAGGAACCTGGAATTCCCGGATGACGAACCCCTGATGATAGAGTACAATGAGACGGCCAAGGAGAATGTCATATGCGGGAGCACCGCGACATTGACCATAGTTTCACCCGGGGACAGGACTTACCTTGACCTCTATTCGATAAAGGTAGGGCAGATCCGTCTCGATGTCTATAGAAACAACGTTTTGTTCTGGAGCGGATGCCTTGACCCTGAATTCTATGAGGAACCGTATGATAGCATATCCGACTATGAAGTCAGCCTTACTTTCTCTGATTTCGGTATCCTTGACAGGATGCCTTATGACGGTTCCGGGCGCAAGACATTGAAAGAACTGCTTGATATCGCGCTTGACAAGTCGAGGCTGAATTATACCTCAATCGATGAATCCCTGATCTCCACGCAGTTTGCGGACGGGACTCAGCTTGCATTGTCCTCTTTGATGATTGCGTCGGAGAACTTCTATGACGAGGACGGGGAGGCGTCATCGTTCAAGGACGTAATCGAGGGAATATTCCAACCCCTTGGATTGCGTATGATACAACGCGCCGGGAAAGTGTATGTGTATGACATCAATGGCCTGTATACGAGTAAGAACCCATCTTCGGAGATAGACTGGCAGGGTGAGGACTCATCGCTTGGCACCGATTCGGTGTACAACAACATAAAAATAACGTTCTCCCCATATTCGACTGCGGATGTAATTGATGGGGAACTTGACTATGAAGATGTTTTCGGGCCAGAATGGACAAATCTCACATCAGACAGCTCCGGGGTCAAATACAACAATGGGATTGTCCCTACAGGGATGTCCGTCCCGACCTGTTATTCATATTACATCGACTATGACGAAAGCCACAGGCACGGTTACGACTGGGACTATGCCCTGATAGATTACACCCTTTTCCAATCTTGGAATAAAGATAAATGCAAGGGCGTGGCTGAAATCGGAAGCGGCAACTCGTTCTTCAAGATTCAGCCCATGCTCGGAGGCAATGAGGCCGAGGGCATTGTCGGAGGGTTCTATACTGGTGGACACGGCTCATTGGCTTCCGGCTTCCCGACAAGAAAGGGGCTGCATCCGTCCTCACATCCGAAAACCCTTGCAATGAAGATGGCGCGTGTCTATCTTCCGGAAATGGGTTCCGCTGATGCTGCGAACAATTATTTGCGTATCCAGCAGGAACTGTTGTTCGACCCCCGTTATAACCCGTTCTCGGATTCAGGCGACGGCAATGAATCAGGCAACCATGATTTCGTGAAGAACAATGCCGCGTTTGCTTTTGTCCCGGTCGCGATTGTCGTATATGATGAGGCGGGTACGGCTCTGTGCCATTACTCGAATGAGTGGCTTACCAAGAACGGACAGCCGGGAAACGGCTTCGTGTCCACCGCAGAGGATAAATACCTGTCGAAATGGGGCTGGAAGTCAGGCGAGGCTGAATGGGGCGAGGCGTGGCTTGCGTACTATGATCCTGATGATGTCCTGCAGGGAACGGGAGTTATGGGATGGCAGTGCAACCGCCAAAGTGTCGGGAAGCCGTGGACGGACGGAAGCAAGAAAGTAAAGAACCGCAAGTACCGCTATGCAGACAAATATACAGGCGACACCAAGGACTTCTGGATGTTCGACTCGTTCAAGAAACTGCCGGACGGCCAGTTTATACCTTATCCGCCGAAAGGGGGTTATCTGGAAATCCGGATATACAATGGGGTGTGGGCATTCGATGACGTTGACAGATTCTCTGTGGAAGCTGATGGATATTTCAAGGACAAGGGTGGCTATGACAAGATACGCTGGCAGCTGTACAAACTTCCGAAAGTGTCTGTGGTGAAGAGGACTTTGACGTTGGACGAGGACACGATGGATGATGTGGAGTACTCCGGTGTTTTGAATGCCGATGCGAAAGAGGATCTTGAGCTTGACACGATATGCGGCACCGCCGATGTCGTGTGCCCCACCGCCAAAGGCATCTATATGTCATCGGAGACAGGCGAACAGATACAGAAGCTTATGCGTGCCGGGAGGACTGACCATCCAGAACATCTGCTGATCGGGACTCTGTACAGCCAATATGCCGACAGGAGGACGACATTGTCCGGGGAGGTCTCCATTGACCCGAAGGGACTGTCTTCCTATGTCGATGCGGCTCAGGGACAGGATGTCAAGTTCATCATGAGCGGCGAGGAAATCAACGTCAAGGAGGATGTGTCCGATGCCACTTTCATCGAGATGCGCCCCGACGAATATGAGGGAAAGGAGGGATGACCATGGCAAAGGAATATATACAGAAAACAACCAACAGGGCGGCAAGACCGCGAAGCAGGAGACTGAGGGAACTCGGTGGTACCACTTCAGGAACCGCAGTGTCCGTCATCCAGAATGGCGGTGCGAATTCCGTTGTCTCCGGAGACGGCCATACTCATAAGAACCTTCCGTATCTTGATCAGATAACCACTGACAATGACGGATATATCAGCCTTACCCATCCGAAGGAAAACGAGGAGGACGGTAGTGTAAGCACCGTCACGGAAAAGGCAAAAGCCGGGTACTCCGATGAATCTGGTCATTCCTTGGAGTCCGACCACTCAAAGGATTCTGAGAAGTGGTCCGGCAGGATGTTCGGGGACTATATTGACCAGCCGGTCAGGAAGAAGGACATCGTCGAGTTCGCCCGTGTCATTGCAGGGATTATCGGCTCCCCGGACTTCGTGCAGGGCATAGAGACTGGCTCTGGTTGGAAGATTGACTCTGACGGATCGGCTGAGATGTCATCCCTGACATTGAGGTCATTTCTCAAGGTCCCGCAACTCATATACAACAAGGTCCGCGTGACTGGTGGGGAGATGTGGAACACCGAGGGTGGAACAATTGCCAAGGTCACCGCTGATGAGGGAAGCGAAAGTGCCTATATCCTTACGATGCAGGTGGAGGATGGTGATGTCATAGAGCTGGATGTCGATGACATCTGCAAGGGCCACTATAACAGCAGCGGAGGGTTCGTGACATCATATTTCAGGGTTACATCTGTGGATCAGGCGGCGAAGACAGTGAGAATTGTGCTCGGTGCTGATGATGCGGTCCCAGGAGGAAAAAACGCAGCCCCGGTTCCATATATGAATATTGCAAGGTATGGCAATTTTACACAGGCTGAAAGACAGAGAAGCCAGTATTTCTCGTCCCCGGAGCAGCGGATCGCATTGCTTGATGGTGTTGACCAGTACATCATCCTGCCGTCACACTTCAAGCTGATTATTGGCTCTATCCCTGATTCCATGATACCGAAGTCTCTGCCGTTGGGCAAACGTCCGTCGATATATCTGGATACGGTTCTGGCCAGGAACTTCATGCAGCTGGACGGGACAGGGGCGGTTGTGAAGACAATCCGGGACAGAGGCCTTTGGCAGGGAACACCGGACACACCATATCTCTGCAATGATGAGTTCCAGGATGAAGTCTATCACAAGTCGTGCAAGTATCGATGCATCGTTGAAGGTACGCTCCAGGAGCCGCGTTACGATTCGTCCGACTGGTTGCTCGTAGCCGGCGACACGACACTGGAACTGATAATCGACAGCACGGCAGGAGAGACTTTCCTGTACGGCTGTCTTGATACGACACTGATGGCAATTGTCCGTCGTGGCGTGAATGACATAACGGATGAGATTCTTGATTCGGACTGGACCTGGTCCAGGGATACGGGTGATGCTGCTGCAGATGGGGTGTGGAATGCAGATCACTCCGGATGCGGCAGGAGTGTGGACCTGACGCAGGAAGACCTTCCGGTTTCCTCCGGGCGGTTCATCTGCAGGGCGTATGTCCGTGACGGCGCTGAAAGCGTGGAAGCGGAGGTTGTTTTTTGACATTTGAAAGGCATTTGAACAGTATATGAAAAAGACAAAAAGAATCGGGATCGTCTATGATCCTCTGAACATATCCACCACAATGGTCGTCCGTGGTGGAAGTCTCACACAGACGCATTGCGCCGAGACGGGTGAATACATACCGGACAGGAGCCTTACACCGCTCGTGATTCGACCGGAGGTATATGTCAATGATCCGAACGGCATAATGGCGAACGGGAAAGTGGCTCTGACAGGAATCCTCTGGTATGAGATACCTCAGGACATGGTAGGACAGATTACGGATTCATCCTACTTGACAGGGGAATTGTCCCGCTATCTGATCACGAACCAGACGAACGGCTATTCGGTGGCGCAGGACGGCACTTTGACCGTCACGAAGAACATTCCTTATCTGGAGCCGAAGGTACTCGTGTTCACGGCATCGTATCCGGATACGAGGAGCGGCAAGATCTTGCGCATTCAGGCGACCTCTACTCTATCAACCGTCTCGCTGGTGGAAGCCGCATCGCTGTCTCTCGATAAACCGGCAAGTTTTGTATTCAACCCCATTACAGATGCAGGTGTCCGCACGATTAAGGCGACATTCCTGCTTGGCGGAAAGACCCCGGATTCAGGACAGTGCAAGGTCGCATACTGGTGGTATAAGACCGTTGACGGAAAGGAGACGATTATTGACCCTGATGAGGACTTGTTCTATGAGGCAGGCCAGAATGCAGACACATTGACAATCGATCCCCGTTATGTCAATGGACAGGTGAAAATATCCTGCAAGGTGGAATATGCGTTGTCAGGCGAGGCTCTGCCGTCATCTCCGACGGATAATTGCCTTAAAGATGAGACAACAGTGGTGAGGAGATATCCAGAATATGATTTCGAGCATTTTGTGCATGGCGGGGTGGAGGTCTCCCCGAATGCGGAGATGGTGAAGAATGAATGCGTGATCACGGTCGGAAGGACTGTCGTGGAAAATCCTTCAAGATTCTTCAGCATCAAGTGGTCCATAAAAAGGGCGGTATATGGAGCCGAATGGACTGCCCTCGGCTATGGCGATAGCATCATGATTCCGGCAGAGGAATTCGCCAATGCCTCGGATGTGGCCCTTGAAGTGGATGAACTTGACCCTTTAGGGGCGTTTATAGATGGGGATACCATGATATGTCACAACAATGAGGTAATAACACTTTAAGATATGAGATATGTATATGCGAAGATTCCGGTCCGCAAGGCCGAGGATGCCGGAATCGCCGAATTCAGGCAGAGGACTCCGGATGGTGAATATGTCATCATCAATGAGAGCGACCTTCAGACTTATGGGAGTTCCGCTCCGTTTGAGAAAAAAGTCAAGTCGCTTGGAGGCAAGGTCCTTACGGCGGCTGAAGCAAAGGAAGAGTTGAACAGATAAAAAAAGATGAAATGAGTACAGTAAAAGGACAGACGACAATCAAATATGTCAGGCAGGGTGATTCACTGACATGTACGTTGAGAAGCACGTTTCCGTTGAAGCAGTTCATTTCCAACGGAAACAACATAATCACGCCAAGTTTCGCGGCCAACAAGCCGTGTATATATCCGGTAGTAAGAAGCTCGCTGAAAGCAATGCGCATAGAGCCTGCAGCTACCGGTGTCGAATGGAAGTTCAACGGAACTGCCATCGTCTTTGATGCTTCTGGGCTTAGCAAGGCGATGGGAAGCATTCCTGCAGGTACCTTCAAGAGCGAAGTGAAGAAGGTTGACGGATTTACGCTGCCGACACTTACGATACTGAAGGAAATCGCATCGAGCGGCAACATTGACTCGGACACCATTGAATTCAAGGGGATCGTCAATACGGGATTCCAGTCAGTCGTGTCCGCGTCCATCGAGGTGAACATCGAGCAGACTGACGGAGAGTCGTGCATGGGCTATATCACGATCAACAACGGCGGTGTCGTTGATGACGCCACATCACAGTTGAAGGCGACGGCTCATCTGATGATCGGCGGTGTCGAGAAGACAGATGGAGTGACCTACAAATGGTACAAGATGAAAGTCGTGAATGGCGTTGATGGCTGGGAGTCGATAAACAAGAGTTCATCAAGCATTACCATCACGGCATCAGATATCAATTCAAGCGAATTGTATAAATGTGAGATGAGTTATAACGGCAAGTCCTCAAGCGCAGTGATGGAAGTGAGCGATGAAACTGACATCCTGATCATCTATCCAAATCCCACCAATGCGGCTGGGGCTCAGGTTCCGGAAGAACTAAGCTCGGCCCAGACGTCCATCATATATAGACCGAAAGTGTACAAGAGGACGACGGAGACAGAGGTGAAGGGCTTCACGTTCAATTACCTTGTTACGGATGCCGCAGGCGACTCTATCGCATCGCAGGACGGCGGGGATTCATTTGCGGTTACCATTGATCACGCGGTCAAGGCTGGTGGTGACATGACTCTTATTATTTCGGCGGAATAATGTGTATCAGAAAGATGTTAAAGCATATAACACGAATAGCTTACAAGCAGCCACCGGAGAAGGGAGACAAAGGTGAGCGTGGGGCGCGGACGCGCCAGATTGTTTGGGCCGTCGGCATAGAGTTCTATAGCGGTGCGGATGGGGAGGCGTATGCTGATTTCGCCTATTACAATGGGCAGGTATATCAGTGTACCAAACACCATACATCCAGTTCGAATGAGACTCCGTATGATTCGGTTGAAAACAACACCGGATACTGGCGTCTTGTGCCGTCATTCGCGAATTTCTCCACGAAAGTCCTTCTGCTTGGTACAGGCAAGGAGGGTTGGATTATGGATGAGGGTGTTATCAAGCACACATCCGGGAAGATACAACTGATGGAGGACGGCAGCATCCGCGCGGCCGGGGGTGAGACCATTGTCAGCAAGGATGGACTTTTCACTACTAAAGGGGCTGTCATAGAGGACAGCACGCTGAAAGATGTAATCGTCTACGGCACGCTCCGCCAGCCTTTCGCACATTATAGCGGATCGTGGGAATGGGATGGCACAGATGAAAAATCAGAGGCTCAACTGCATGATAACCTTCAAATGGAGGGAGGTGGGTCCTTGATCATTGCGGCAGGAGGGTTCCCATGGGATTCTTCTCAGAACGGACGCCGTATAACAGTGATGACTCATCGGTACGACGGGGTGCTGTCATCCGGTGCGGTGTCCATTACTGCCCCAAATGGAAAATACTTCTTCCAGGATGGAGCAAAATATGGCGAGCTGGTACTGTCATCCCGTGAGTACGTAGAACTTCTCGGTATAGGGGAAGGCACGACCTTTTATGGGTGGCTTATCACCAACCGTGGGAATATCGAAACTACAAAGTCCTATGGCCGTTCATTGAATGTCCTTGCGCATGGGACTGTCACGGGAAGGACCTCAAACGGGACGTGCTCGATGAGCTACAAGACATTTGACGGGAGAACCCTGCAATGCCAAAGGACCGCCAACGGAAGGTACACTGTGTGGATCCCGACAAAGTGGAACCTGCAACCGAATGACTATCTGGTGATGTTGACCGGTGTCGGATATATTATGGATACTAGCAGCAACAGTTCCCCAGTTAAGGCTACGTTGACCGCGAAGACCGCAAGTTATTTCATTGTGGACATCTCAGATGACGATTCCCGGAATAATGGCTCTTTCGAGTTCCAGATAATCAACATGAATGATTTCACTTACAATGGTGACATCAAGGACTGAAAAATACTAAATAACAACGCATATGAAAAAGAAAGAATTATCATCATTCAAGCAATTCGCCCAGGTCGATGCGGGTGATCTGCTTTTCGGGAAATCGTTGTCCGGAAACGAATATGGCTTTTTCCCTGCATCATTTCTTGGAGATGACGGATATGCCGCAGTCAGGTTCAATCTTGACCAGTCTTCTCCTGTTGGAGAACGTTGTGGTGATTTGAACTATGTGAAACGGCTTCCGTCCCTTCTTGGCCTTGGCTGTTATCTTGTGGGAAATGACCATTCAAGGAAGAAACTTGACCCGAACAACCACTATAAGTTTGCCACCGGTGAGGCGGCCAAGCTTGATGGCACAATGGGGCAATACCAGTGGGGCGTGCGGACACCGTTCTATGTGGCTGCATGGATGGAAGGCAGTTACCTTTATGAGGCCGCTTCCCTGAAACCGATTCCAGGCCGTGAATGTTATCATGTGCCGGTTTTCTCAATCGCTGCTGGACATTCGGGCATCATTGACAGGACAAACAATATCTTGTGTTCGCTGATAAGTTCCGCTGAACAGTATCGTGGCGGTGGTGGTTCTGCCATCACATCCGGAAATGCGTCAGCCGAGAACCTGTCAATGCTTGGGTACGCGGCAACTGAAAAGGGAACCGCCACATTTGAGGAACTTGGTCGCAAACGCGGCGAAGGCTGGGGTGCTGGTTGGTATTGGATAGACACTGTCATCATGATACTTGCTGACATCATCCTCGGTACCAGAAACATCCAAACCTCATTCAGCGCATCAAAGGATGCCAATGGATTGTATCAAGGCGGTCTTGGTTATGGCGTGGCCTCGATGCCTGGTTGGGAAGCTTACAATGGTTATCACCCGGTGGTTCCGTATTCTGCCGGAGTCGAACTCGCGGACGCTCTTGGTGTCGCTTCCTATGCGGTGAAGAAGTCTGACGGAACCGTGGTCTATAATGCCCCGATTCCTTGTTTCTTCGGGCTGAAGAACCCATACGGTCATCTTTGGTGTGGCAAAAACAGGATTGTCGCGGTCATCAATGCTGACGGTTCATATTCATTCTATGTGGCGAAGTCTTCGTTGACAGAATGGAAGTATTCAGAGACGGCCAACATGATAAAGGTCGGGACGATCCTCCCGTCCACCCCTGAAACATGGAACTATGTCAAGCGCATCAATTTTCAGGGACTTGCGGGGATGCCATCAGAGGATGGTGCCACATCGGCGACATATAGAAGTGATGGATGTTATTTCAATAAAGCCGTTTCTGGTTTCCGGTCTCCGCTCGGTTCCGGCAATGCTAGCGATGGTGACATTGCTGGCTTGGCGTACTTCAACGGTAACTTTGCGCCCTCGACTTCCAGTGCGTCCCTGTCGTCGCCCCTCTGCGAATGCGTGGGGGACTTCGACCCGACCCCAAAGGTATATGCCTCATAGCGGGGTAAGGGGCGACGCGAAAGCCAAGAAACCGCGCAGACCGCGATAGCGGTTGAGCAAGAAACCAAGGCATCCGTGGGCGGATGCAAAACAAGTTCTTTGAAATACTGTTCTTTCTTTTCTTCGTGAAATCGTCGGCGGCGATGAAAAAA